TACATTAGGTTTAATAAGATTATTAAGATTAAAAATTAAATCTTTAAATTTATACTCCTCAATAATTTTTAATTTTAAATCATTTACATTATTATTATAAAATGCAACATGTGCTTCTTTATCATCACCAATTTTTTTTAAAGATAATCCTATTAATTCATTTCTATCAAAATAACCTCTGAGTAAATTATTTATTTTTGATACAACATTTACACCATCTTTCAGTTCTTTTTTTATTTCATCTTGTAGTGTTTTTAATCTATGCGCTGCCCATATATCAGATGGATTCCACTCAGTATATTTTGCTACTTTTGTTCCATCACTTCTTTTTGCATCTTTAATCATGTCAGTAAAAAATTTTGTAAAAGATTTATCACCATATACAAATTCAGCCCATGATGAGTCTGCAAATTTATTAATATCTAATATAGATCTTTGTTGTTCAAAATAGGTGTAAGTCCAGTCTTCTACTCTATTTTGATATGCACCAAAAACCTTATCTAATCCCTCTCTAGTTTTATGTGTAGTTCCATATTTTAAAATATCCTTATAAGTTTTAAACCTTACATTGTTACGCAAAACTGCATTAAATATAACTGTAGTTCCTGTTTCTTGAATTTCTGTTGGGATTGTACCACCTTTGATAGTAAATACTCTAAGTCTGACTCTGAGATTGCTTGAAGTGTAACTATAATTTGATTTTTCTCCAGAAAGTTTAAATGTACTTTTCACATTACCAAGATCCACTGTTTTATTTTTAATTCCACCTTTTCCACCAAATATAGTTATTAATTTTTTAGACATATCTTCAACAATATCTTCATAATCCTCTCTGTAGTCAATATATACAACTTGTACTGCTTTAAAAAATTTTATACCCTCAGAATCTATTTCTTTGTTACTTTCAAGTTTCTCTATCATATCTCTTATAACTATCTCAACTAAAGGAATTACTTGATTTTTAAAATATATATTTCTATTAGCTAATAGTCTACTTGGTTCACCATTTTTATTAGTTCTTTCATTTTTTTTATATTTAATTAAAGAGTCAGCAATAGATCCATTAGATATATTAAATATTTTTTTCATGGTAATATCTGTTTTCTTTTCCATACCTTTACCAGGAAAAGATTTAAATTGAGATGCAAAAGTAAAAACAGCATTCCTTAATTGTTTTGAACCTTTTGATTTTGGAGTGACAAATATTTTTGTATAACCTAATTCAATTACTGGTTCCATAATTTTTTTTAATTATTTAGATTGACATAAAAAAAAGAGGGGTAAAACCCCTCTTGATAAAGTATGTAATATGAATTACATAAGGTTCTTAACAGCCACTCTTCTGTAGTATCTGTTAGAGTTGATGAGTAATCTACCAAGTCCCTGAGTTGTGCCTTCAGCAAATGGGTTAGCAACAAGACCATATCTAGTCTTAAAGCCAATCTTGGGTTGGAAACTCTCTGCTCCAACACTTCTTACCATTTGTAGAGGTACATATGGACAGTAGAATAATCCTGCATCATATGGTGAAGTTCCTTTGTAACCTACAACATAGTACTGAGTACCACTGTTGTTAGCACCATTTGCAGATGTTAGGTTAGCAGAATATGGGTCAATGTAGACTCTGAACTTACCATTGATTGTACCAGCAAATGTGTTACCAGTGTCATCAACATTTAAGTTAGCATTGAGTGCAGGTGTGTAGTCTAGGATACCAGCCATTGTTAGTGCAGATGCAACATCAGCAGAACAAAGGATCATGTTACCCTTTCCACGCCTTGTTCTCTGTGCAATAGCATTAGCATCTCTTTCAATCTGGAATAGAAGTCCTTTGAACTTCTCAACAGACCATCTACCATTACTGTCAATGTCTAAGTCAAAGTTACCAGCAGTGGCAACGTTTGCAACAGCACCCTGTTCAGCAACAAGATAGATTGTTCTGATCACTTCTCTGTTGATCTCAGCAAGAATCTCAGTTGATAGAATGTTTGCTAACTCAGCTTCTGCATTCAATCCATGGATTGCTTTGAGGTCTTGAGCTAGTTCTAAACTGTACTCTGCTTTTAGTGCTCTGGACTTAGCAGTAACAGTAACTTTCTCAATACTGAATGCCATCTGGTTAAAGGCATCATTGCCTGTACCATCAAGTGATTCAGCATCACCAGTTGCCATTCCTTGACCAACTGTGAAAGCTGCTGTGTTAGTTGATGCAGTACCAACTGGGTTAAGAACAGATGGGTTATCTCCTCTCTGTGTGTTTGTACCAATACCAGTGTTTACATCTGAGAATGGATTTGTTAGTGTGTTGTCAGAACCAGCATCTGTACCAGAGAATGAAGTATCTGCTTCATTGAATAGTGCTTCTGTACCACTCTGGTTAGTAAATCTGGATCTCATTGCAAAGATCAAACCTGTTGGTCCAGACATTGGCTGAACACCAGCAAGATCATAAGCAACTAAGTTAGGCATTGCCCTTCTAATCAAGGAGATTAAAACTGGGTCAAAACCTGCAACAGGACCACCTGCTGTTGCTCCTCCACCAAATCCACCTTGTGCGCCAGCTGCGTTAGCAGAGTTGGTTGGTGCTTCCATCAAGTTTATACCTGATGAGAATGCTTGTTCTTCTTTTAAAAATTTTTCTTGGTTTTCTAGCAAGACAGAGGTTACTGCTCTTCTGTGACTGTCTTTGATTGGATCAAGACCTTCATAGTCAAGTAGTGGTGCCCACTTCTCTTGCAAGTGTTCTGATTGGAACATTGCGTTTA